CTGTCAAAGTTAACAGAAGATCCTTCTGGTTTAACTGACGCTGAACCGAATCCTGATAACATCACTTCTTCTTCGAAAGCTCTATCAGAGTTTTCCGTTTCAAAGATCTCAGCATGTTGATTCTCATACGTGTTATACTCCAGTCCAAATAAAGCATTCAAACCGGGTTCCAACTCTTTTGCGAGTTGTGATCTATTTATAGCCATAGTTCAAATCCTCCCTATACGCCTGTTGTTAGTTTATACACATGCTCGCCAGTGTTGAACACTACATAAGCATTTGCATTCGCAGAAGCCGTATCAGAGTTATCGGGATCTTTGGAGATACCAATTTGCTTGAAACCACCTGATGTGCCAGAAGTAGAAGTATCAATCTCAGAAGTTGATTGTCCAGTAGTAGTGCTTCCACTAGTTCCTGTAAAATCAAAACCCGAATGATTCATAGCTGCTGTTCCAGTTCCGTCATGTTGTGCTTCAAACACGATGTGAGGGTCTGCATAAACATACGCCACAATATCAGAAGCGTTAGTGCTTGCTGGATAAAATGCTTTGTATGTTGGTTTACTTGTTGTCGGATCAGTATAGAAACAACCTCCAAAAACACCCAGTTGTTGAGTGTCTCCAGCCGCTGCTTGCTCTATGCCGCCCGCTGCCACTGCCTCTACAACTTGTCCGCTGAAGATGGAAGTGCCGTGGTTAGCTGCGATTGCATACTCTTCAGTACGAATCTCACCACCACTTAAATGCCTTGCGGGTTTAAACCCAAAGGCTGCGTCTTTATTTGCCATAATTATAGTCCTCCTTAGACTAATAAATTATTAGTTATTGTTAATAATCCAATATTAATTCTGGCAATGAATTTGTGTGTGAGAAACTAATCTTGTTTCTTGGCACCGCCAAAAGTTACCCTTGATTGCCTATTTGGATTGTCTATCGGCATACTAGGGTGCTGCTCCCGCATTAAATTGTTATCGACTGCTTGTTGTTGGTCTTGAGTCTGCTGAGAAAAATAAGCATTTCTCTCTTGAACAATTTCTACAGGTATCTTGGCTAACAGTAATCCACCTACTGAAACAACGCCTTTCATAGTTCCATCTTCTACGGTTGGAGCATCAAAGTCTCCAAGCTCTTCCAGTCTTACTGGCTCATATCCTTCTCTCATTCGAGCGGATACGTTCTTTTTGTCTTCTTGCCCCATGACTTCAGCTCGTATCCAACGATAATGAAATCCTGCGGGTGGAACTGGCGCGTCTAATCTAGATGGTGGTCGCCATGGCTGCCGTCTGGCAGTTTTTTCTCTAGTTTGAGATGAGCGTGAGGTTCTTGTTTTCTTTTCTATCATATGCTACTCCTTCACGTATTTAGCGTATTCTTCTAATGGCACACCAAGTTTTTTAGCAATTGCGACCTGTGACGGTGTGAGTCTCACGGTTCGTTTTCCTCTTTTGGAACTTGATTTTACAGCAGGTGCCACCTTTTGGTCAACCTTTTTCTTTGGTTGTTCGGGAGCTTCAAAACGGTCTGGAAACTGCTCTCTAATTCTATCATCTATCTCATCATAGTAATCATTAGATCTTGGGTCATAGCCCTCTTCTTCAACTAACTTACGATGAATTGCAAACGCAGTATAAGTCATAGCCTCATCTTGCCCAAACCATTCATTCTCGTCTGCCCATCTAGTTGCTTTCGGATCAGGTGGAGGAGGGGGAGCTTGTTGTGTTTGCACTTGTTCTGGCTGCGCTGTTTGTTGAGAAAACTTCTGAGCTTGCTCTTCTAGAGCTGATTTTTGTATTTTAGCCCTTTCTGCATTTAAAGTTGCTTTTGCAAGAGCGCTCTGTGCTTCAGCTTGCACATCTACATTTTGTTCTTCAATGGCTTTTTTAAGTCTTACCTTTGCTTCTTCTATTTGCGCTAAAGATTCTGACTCCAAACTGGACACATAATTTTGATTTGTGTCTGCGTATTTTTTCTCTAATTCATTGGCTTTAGTTTGAACACCTTGAGCAAACTGCATGGCAGCTTGTTCTCTACGTTCTGCTTCTCTTAATTTACCAACTAATTTTGAAATTCTTTTTTGAACTTTGTCGCTGTAGTCTTGGTGTTCGTCGGGTTCTTCTTGTTCACTAGCTTGAACATCTTCGCTGACATCAGATTCCTCAGATGTGTCATCGGCGACATTGTCGTCTTGTACAACTGTCTCATTCGCTTCTTCTTTTTCTGCTGTTTTTATTTTAGATTCTTCTAATTCAACATCAACGGACTCACCGCTGGTGTCAAGGGGGACGAGTCTATCGTCTTGTATTTTTTCTGCCTCTGGCATGGTTCTTGTTCTCCATGGTTATTTATTTTGCAAGATGACTTACATATGTAGTATGTCAGTCGGATCCTGTAATATAGCAAGAATTTCATCATCATTCAAGAGTCTTAATTCACCACCATCAATTTTTAATCTTGATCCTGCATAACGAGCAAATATGACCCAGTCACCTTTTTTACACCAAGGGCCTTCTGGAAACTTTATTTGATCCGCATATGCGTCTGGTCCCACAGCAACAACATACCCGCAAACCGTTGCTAACTGCTCTCTTTCTCTGGTTTGATCCGATAATATTATGCCACCTTTACTCCTTTCGGCTCCCATATAAGGTAGTATAAGCACTCGCCAACCCGTAGGTTTAGGCAGTTTTTCTGCTACGGAAGTGTCTATATTTTCTGGATCAAGAAGTTTAGATTCTCTTTTACCGTAAATATCTTCTACTTCTTTTTGTTTTTTCTCTATTTCTTTTACTGTTTTTTGTTTTTTTCTAGTTTTAGCCATGTGCGTGGGTAATATTAAATCACTCATCGTTTTTTTCTCCTTTATCTAGTATTTCTTTTATTTCACTTTCTAACTCTTCCAAGCCTCTAAATTTACCAATCATAAAGTGATAATCTTTGACTTCTGTAGTAGAACCTTGCATAACATAGTCTGTTATTTGTTGTTTCTTGTCGCGAATAATACGAAGTATTTTTTCGCTTATGTATAATCCATCCATAAATTATGTATATCTTTCTTCATTACATTTTTTTCCTTAAAGTTTTGTAATGTTCTAAAACATTACCAAGACCTGTGTTTGCTCCAGACATTACAACCATTGGTGAACCTCCGCCTGCATATCCTCCACCGTAAACATCTCCAGATTTATAGGCCTGCATGCCTCCATACATAAAACCAGATCTATCTAAATCATCCATTGCTAATTTGCTGCCTAAATATTCATCTAAAGACATAAAATCGTCACGTTTTAAATCAAAATAGTTTTCTCTCATTTTTTGATCATTGGCCACGCTGCCCCCTTCTTGCATAAAAGAAGTTAAAGGAAGAGATGCAGGCACCGCTGTTAACTTATCTACATTGGCTCTGGCCGCAGCAACCTGTGGACCATAACCATAGTCAAAAGTTGGAGTGTTTTGCGCTTGTTGAAATGTTTGAGGATCGAAGGTCACACCAAATCTTTTTTGTAAATCTGTAAGTTGTTGTGACCTAGGCATGCCCGTAGGACTTGGAGCTATTCCTGCTATACCACGAGCTTGCTCTCCCGCAGTAATCATTGGAGGAACTAACGAAGCAGGAGCTCTTCCGCGTCCTTCGCCTCCTCTGCTAGAATCGGTCATACTTGGACCTATATCAAATCTATCTTTTAAACCACTAAATAAACCAGCTAAACCTCTAGGAGCATTTGGATTAGGACCAGAAATATCTGCCATAGAAGGTCTTTCTGTTACAGCAGGTTTTTTACGAAAAGCCCCTAGTGCCTTCATAAGAAGATTGCCCGGAGTAGGTAGTCTACTGTAAACATCTTTTAATTGACCTAAGTCTTTTTTAAGTTGTGGTCCTCTATATGAAAAAGACTGTTTAATCCCCATACCAGTGGTAGGATTTAAACCCATCTTAACATTCATGTCTTTTAATGATCTTAATTGTTCGTTAGTAATATTTTTATTTTTAGCCAGATCTCTTAATTTATCATAGCTTGCTTTATTAACATTAGCTGCTTTAGCTCTAGCCGCTTCTTTTTTAGCTTTGTTCGCTGCAACTCCAGCACGAGTTAACATGCCACTTTCATCTCTAAGTTTATCTTTAGTTTTAGTAGTAGTTTTAGTAGTAGTTTTAGTTGGACCAGTAATGTCTTTCATAGAAGGTCTGCTAGACGCTGCTCTTGCTTTTGCTCTACTTGCTGCTTGTGATTTAGTAGCAGTTCTTTGACTCATTCTAGATTGTGAACGTGCTGCTGCTGATCTTGCTTTAGACCTGCTTGCTGCTTGTGATTTAGACGCACTTCTTTGAGCGCTTCTAGATCTTGAACGTGATCTAGATCTAGATCTAGATTTTGCGCCTCTGGCTGACGCGCCTCTAGCGGATCGACTTCCTCTACCTCTACCTTTACCACCTTTGCCTTTACCGCCGCCTTTGCCTTTACCGCCGCCACGACCTCTACTGCCGCCACCACGTCTAAAGCCTTCGCGTTCTTCGTCTTCTGCTGGGTTACCTATATATACTGATTTTTCTGCCATTAAATATCTCTGAATGTTTGACTTACATTTTTAGTTATTTCTTCAGCTTTGTCCAGTGTCTTTTGTTGTCCTTCTCTGTCCATTTTCTCTATAGCAATGGCTGATCGCAGAGCTGTAGCTGAATTTTGTTGGTCTATCTTCTCTTTATCAATCTTTTCTTTAGTCTCAGCCTTGTCTTTTTCAAAGGCTAGTTTTGCTCTAGCTTCGTCTTCTTTTCTTTTGTTCTCTTCTTCTCTAATCTCAAGTTCTTCTTTTTTAAGTTCTACAAGAGGATCATCCTGAGCTGCTGTCAACATATCATCTATGTTTTCCATATAGTCTGTAATTAGTTGAGCTTGTAACTTAGCCACATCATTCTGCATTTCCATCATCATTTGTTGCTGCATCATCTGTTGTTGTTCTGGTGGCATTTGTTGCATTTGCATCTGCATTTGTTGCATTTTTTCTTGCATTTGTTTCTGCACTTCTTCTTGAGCTTTCAATGAAATGTGTTGCATAATGTGCGCTTGTATATTGGTCATGATCTGTGGATTACTTTTAGTCACAGCACTACCTAACAAAGCAATGTGTGCAACTATATGTGCATCGTGATCTTGTCCCGGAAACGCTTGTGCTGTCATGCCAACACTTAATTCTGCATTCTCTAGTGCCGGATCTTTTGGCTGTGGTTGTGGCGGTGGTGGCATCAAAGCTTCTATGTTTTGTACCCCCATAGCTTCGTACATTCGACGATACGCTTCAGATAAATTGTGCATCTGTGGATTGCTTTGTGCTAATTGTAATTGTTGTTGTGCTAGAGTAACTCTTTGTGTCACAGAAAATATATTAGGATCTGATACTGGAATGACATCTATTCTTGCATCGAAGTCTTGTGCTTTGATCATTTGATCTCCGCCCACAACTTGATACGGATAACTTGGTGGTAAGGTTTCAGCAAACAACTGTGCCATTAATTTAAACTCTTTGCCTTGAGCTGCGTGCATTCTTTTGTGTATAGCAGACATAACTTTCATACCACGTTCAAGCAATGCCATAGTTGTGCCCACAGGATTAACTTCATTACCTTCACCTAGTTTCATGTCAGCAACGGCTGCAAAAGATTTACCACTTTCAATTACAAAACCTAATAGCTGATACAATGTTCCTGACGGTTCTTTATAAGGTAGTGGTACTAGTGAATTACGTATCTCGCCTGATGGTGCATCTACGTCTCTGAACTCGCCGGGAACTAACGGTTGTTCGTCGTCCCTAATTCTTAGTCCGCGAGCCTTAAAACCAGATGGTAAGTTTGCAAGGGTGCCTGCATCGATAAGTTGTCGTAGTATAGAGGTGGCGGATTTTGAGAGACCACCGAGCATATGAATAAGGCCAAAACCATAAAAGCCAAGGCCGGGAAGAAATTTATAGTGTACGAAATATTGTTTTTTAGTTTTAAGAACATCTGTTTCATTCCAGTTTTTTCTAATTGCTAATATTGTTGAAGAACTTTCGTCAATAGTTACAATATATGGCAGACTGATACCAGACGTTTCACCTGCCTCATTGGCATCCTCATAGCCCGGCAGATCAAGGTCAACGTGCATTTCTAAAATGGTGTAGATATCATCTTTGGTGTAAACTTTTTTCTTGCCGTCAATCTCGTCCATTTTATCTTTTACTTTGTCAGAGTCTGGTTCACTCGGATCATCTAGATCGATGTCTCGATAAAAACCAGAGACTTGATACTTACGAACATCGTTAGCTGGCATTTTTATAACGTGAGTAATTCTTAAACAAGTCATCAAGTCTGTTGCATCGTAAGGCACAACAAGATCTTCTGACGACACAAATTTAGAAACAGGTCTTGCTAGTTTGTCATCAAAATAAATTTTACGGAACGCCGAACCGGATAGGGGGAGATGGAAAAGCATCTGGTCCAGTTCGGGTTCGTATTCCTCCATGACATGAGAAATCTGATAGTTCATAAACTCTTTCACACGACTTGATTGTGCTTCGACCATAGGGTTTGTTGCGCCCATGATTTGAGTTTTTACAGGACCGCCTGCAGGAAACAATTCTTTATATGATTGTGCTTGAAACTGAGTTACTGATTCTGCTAGTAACGGATGTGTTACACCAGAAGAACCCGGGAAAGGTTCTGTTCGATCTTCGTTTTTTAAACCAAGTAATCCTAAACCCTCTGAGTAAGTTGAAGACCAGTCAGCTCTCGATTCTTTATCCCCATCATAAGCTTCTAATAATTCTGTTACGATTTCGTCAAGCTCACCTTCGTCCATAAACTCTGCTAAGTTAGAATTGTGACTCTCTGCTTGTTGTGGTTCAGGGCCAAAGGAAATTGTTGCTCCACCATCTTCATCTAGTTGAGCATCGCTATCTAATAATTCTATTTCTTCTGGAGAAATATTTTCCGCCTCTAAATCAAATTTCATTTGTTCTTTGAGTGGTATGTTTTTGTCTATTGCCATGTTACACTCCTAACGCTCCTAATATTTCATCCATTGTGTAATCTCCACTATCAAGAAGATCTCTTATGGAAGAGCCGTCGTCAAACAAAGGAGTATAAATATTAAACTCATCTTCTCCATAGCCGTACGCCAACTCGGGATTTTGCATTAATTGTACTTCTTGATCTTCATATTGATTTGCCATTGTTGGATCTAATAAAAATTCTAGTGCGCCTAACATAGTACCGCCTTTTAAAAACCTGCCAACTTTACCTAAGGCTCCCAATCCTTGAGTCATTGCTTTTGTAGCCACTCTTGGAGTGCCTACAGGTAATTTAAAGTTTCCTGCTTGACTGACAATGCCTGCGTTCTGATAACCTAATCTTGCTTGCATAATTTAAGTTACCTTTCTCTTAGAGCTTTTCACCCCTTTAATTTTACCCTTATTAATGCTAGCGTAGAATACAGTTTTTCCTTTCTTTTTACCATAAGTATTTTTCATGGAGGACATGATCTTTTTGCCTTTCTTATTCAGGGGCATCTAGTCTTCTCCAAAACTCATCCAAAGCATTGTGCTCACAATTGTTACATTTACAGTCTTCTATCTTACAAGACCCTCCGTTACCACAATGACAGCTATGTTCGCAGTGTTTACACATAATATCGTCTAACATTTCCATCGTTTACGAGCCTGACGAAGTCTAGAATTAGGATCTTTCGCAGCTTTCGGAAACTTTTTCATTTGCCCAGCACTTCGAGCACAGAAGGATTTACGTCTATTGGCAGCTTTACTGCCGGGTTTTACCTTACCAGTCACAGCAGTTTTAAGTTTGGAGCCCGGATTATCGCGTCTATATTTTTTTACACCGGCTTTAGTCATACCCGCACCTTTTTTAGTAGCTCTAAAGTATTTTTTTGTTTTTGGCGGTTGTTTATCTTGTTTTCTTGCCATGTTTTTTCCTTCGATTACCTACTTTTACGGGTTTTCTTCTTTGCATTTTTAACTAGTTTTGTTAATACTTTTGATTGAGCAGCGTGAGCTTTTGACGCTTTCTTTAGTTTACTTGCTACATTTTTTATCTTTGCGCCATTAACTCTACCACCTTTACTAAAACCATCGGCTTCTTTCTCTATCATCCTTTGAACTTTATCGGTGTACCTGTTATAAAAACTTTTGAGTACGCCTTCTCTTTTTGAAGAGGGCATCTTGTTTGCTCTTTTAAGTTTCTCTACCTCTATTTTCTTCATGGTAGGAGATATCCTATCTAATTTACGTTTTACTTTTTTAGCACCTTTTTTTATCAATGTTTTTACAACCATATTTTTCTCCTATATTACTCCTAGTTTTTTATAATACGCTTTTAGGCTTGGGTTACCAACAGTTTTATATTCTCCTTTGCCCTCTGGATATGTTAACTCTACAAAACTGCCCATGTACCCACCGTCCGCTGCTTTTTTTCTTTTAGCAAAAGTCGCTGCTCTATCGGGTGTTGGGCCCACATTTGCTTTAGCTTGTTTTCTTTTTACAGCGCCTGCACGTTGTCCTTTGGACATTGCTCTTGCTTTTGCAATCGGCACACATTTTGGATAATTTTTTCTTTTCTCTCCGCCACTACGACCACACTTTGGATAGGAGCCGTCTTTTCTTTTGTTGGCGATGTCAACCCAGTTTTCTTTGACCCATGAACGTAATCCCTTCTCGGCCATTACGCATACTTAGTTATTTTACGACGATTATTCATAATCGCACCACAACCACGAGCAATACCACCTTTTTTGTAATTCACTCGTCCTCCACTTGCTTTCTTATTTTTTTTACCGCCCGGTGTTACTTTGCCAGAGCATACAGCCGATGCGTACATATTTGCATATGCTGAAGGGTAAACTTTAAATTTACGTTTTGCTGCTGCTTTTCCTTTTGGACAAAGTTTTCCCATTATCTTTTTCTCGCTGTTTGTTTTGCTCTTGCAAAATTAGCTGTTGTTGGTGAGCCTTTAGATCCTTTTTTTCTCATCTTCTCACCTGAGCCAGCTTTAATTCTACGTTTTTTAGCCGCTATATTTGCGTATAATCCTTGACGTGCCATTTATGCCATCATTGTTTTTTTGTTTTTCTTTTTCTTTTTTATCAATAAAGAAAGATTATTTTTTTTAGTGATTGCTGATTTTCTTCCGCCACGGCCCATGCCAATTGTCTTACGACCTTTTTTAGCGATCATACTAACAGGACCACCTAATTTCTTTTTGATAACGCCACGACCCATAAGAATATCTTTTTTAGTAACCTTGCCATCGCCAGATAAATCAGGGAAGCCGCCTTTTTTCATGGCTTTTCTTTTTAAAGGAGTCATTGCTTTAGGAGCAAGTTTTTTAAATTTTTTCATCATTTCAGGACTAAGTTTTCTTGAAAGATCAGGAGATTTTAAAATCCTCTTAATTTGTTCAGGTGTCAGTTTTCTCGATGGAAGCTTAGGTCTAGGTTTTTTAGGCAGCATCGATTTCGGAGGTCTAGGTCTTTTAGGTTTAG